GGCGGCATAAGCTGAACCAACAGCTGCGCCTCCTGCCACCATTTTTGCTGTATTCATTCCATTGTTAAATGTGCCTTTTAAAGCCGTTATTCGCCTTTGGCTATTTTCGAGTTGCCTTAATTCACGAGACAACCTAGCTGTACTCTCCGCATACTGTGATTGGTGAATAGTCCCTTGCCTAAAATCACGACCTAAACGATTCATTTCTTGTTGTACAGCTCTCGCTCTACTACTTAAATCGTTTAATCTGGTAGTAGCACCTCTAAAAGATGAAGTTAGGGAGCTTCCAATAGCACCGTTTATTTGAACAGTTGTTTCAAAGGTCCTCGACACTACTTATCAGCTCCTTCCAATTCTTCAAATGCTTCTAACCATGCTTTCAAATCTCCTACACTTTGTTTCTCCCAATATTCCACGCTGCTACCAGGAACACTTCTACCTAATTGTATAAAGATTTTTCTATATTCCGTAGCAACATTTTTGCCTACCATTGAATGAAAAAATTTCTTGTTAGGAAGGCCACTTCTAAATAATCGGCTCCATGCAACCTCTTTAAATCATCCTCAAAGATTCCTGATGCTCTAGACATCAATTTCAAAATAACTGTTTGATTAAATAAGTCATCAAAACTTGTACCCTTTGCTCTTAATTCAGCATCAATTTTTAAAATTTGTGTACCTGTCATTTGGGTGAAATCAAGTTTTACCTCATTTAAAAACGTCCCATCGATTTCGATAGGACGCTTAATAGGCACAATAATGATTTCTGGATTTTTGTTTTCAGTTTTATGTTCTTCACCTTGAACAGGTACCTTTTCGTTTACATTCTCTTTTTCTTGCTTTTGATTAAGTGTTTGTTTTTCAGCATTTTGCTCTTTGATTTCCATTAGTAATCGCTCCTATCAATGTCTCTTTTACATTCCTAATGCAGCACGTAATTTTTCCATGTAGTCAACTTCTCCGACACGGTAAATGTAATTCAATTTATCAATCTCAACTAACGTTTTTCCGTTGTACTCCATTTTTATATATAAAATTTCTATTTCTGATGAACCCTCATATGGAGATCCCTTTGCTGCCTTTCCTAGATCATTATTAATCGGCAACCCGCGCATAACAATGCGGTTAACACTAAATTCATGCTCACCTTTAGCACCATCATATTCTTGGTTCGCTAATCGGAAATCCAACTTGATCGCCTTCGGTTTTAAGAATTCTAGTAATTCATCATTAATCATTCGCCAGTTAATCGTGGCTTTCATTGATTCTAAGTGGCTAAAGTTCGGAGAATCATATTCCCCCATAACTCCGCCCCCACTTACAGTTTCTGTTTTAGGATTAAATGATGGTAATTGTAAATCAGCTACTCCCTTTAATTCAGGGCTGCCATTCGCATATGCTCTAAAATCATTTAATTTCTCAGGGATTTTTGACATTAAATTATGCCCCTCTCTTAGTTAAAAATAGTGTCATAGTATGACGTATCCACTTGTAGAATGTTTTCGATTTCTTGTCCTGGTGTTGGTTCAGCTACAAAATAACGGAAAACCAATTTACCATTTAGTAATTGTTCATTTGGATTATCTTCTGCTCGGGCCTCTACTCTTCCACCAATAATTGCTCCATCACCTTGTAAACCATTTATCCACATATTCATTTCATCTACAGTCTCATCGATCAAACGTCTGCGGATTGGGCCATCTACTTTCTCCCAAGTTTTTAGCACAATGTAGTTACCAATGAAATTATGCATTATACGTGTAGCGTGGAATTTGTCCTTCACATCTGTTACATCAGGATAAGCTGCTGTGTAATTCCCCCAGGTTACAAATCCATTCACGAAATTTAATGCCGTTACAATCCCTTGATCATTTAAAATCTCTGCCTGATTTGGCTCTAATTCAACCTCTTCATAATTGTTACCTTTTTTGATAACAATCTTATCAATCGGAATAGGTTTATTTGATGCAGATTCATAGGGATAGTTGTTGTTTATCAAGCAAACTTTTAAGACGTTACAAGCTAATAGAGTTGATAGGTGATACACCTTGTCCTTCCTCATACCAAGTGGCCAACAAACTACTTCGTTTTTACCTGTGTAGCCATTGTCAGTTTTCCATTCAAATACATCTGTGAACACTGCAGTTTTCGATGTATCAACATCTGTTAAGGCTACTGCTTTAAAGTACGTATTAATGGAAGTTGCTTTTGCTCTCATAACTGCAGCTACATCTGGATCTGATGAAAATTTAGGAGCAAGTAATAGACTAGGTACTGAACGTAAACGAGGAAATACTTTATTAACACATTCCAAACCAGACGCTTTACCCGTTGCAACATCATACCCACCAATTACATGCTCTTTTGTAACAAGTGAAGGGTCCAACATATCGTATTCAGCTATTACAGCTGTTTGAGCTGTTAAAAATGCGATCATTAAAAGCCCATCGTCATTAAAAGTAGCAATATAATCTTCATCTTCTTTTAAAGTTGTGCTATCAGCAATCAACTTTAACGATTTTTTAAGTATCCCTTCATTTTTCAAAGTAGCCTTTTGATTTTCAATCGTTACAGTTTCTTGTGTAATACTCTTTTTGTGGACCACCGGATCTAATACGTTTACAAAAACAAATGGCCTCAAACCATATTCCACAAATGCCGCATCTGCTACTTCACATAAATTATAGTTTTCCCAGTTTTTTGAGAAGCCAAGATTCTTTTTAAAATCAGTTAAAGAGGTACATTTGATAGGTCTATTCACATTATCAATGCCCTCTGTTAAATTTATAGGTGCTGTACCAAACACAACAGGTACAATACTTGATACTACAGTGGGTGTACCAGGGCTTGTCGGCATCTCATACACACGTGAACCATGTGGCATATTACTTCACTCCCTTAAAATATTCATTTACCTTGTTATAAAACATTGATTCTACTGTACTCGAATCGTTTAACCGCACTTGAACCGTATTCAATTCTTGAATAGGTACAAACAATTGTTTAAATGCAGTACATTTTTCTAAATGTTCCTCTAAATTCTTAGGGTAGCCCCCTTTAAAAACAGAAAAACGTTGTACCCCTTTTACCTGTGGGCCAACGTAAATTAATTGCTCATTTTTTTCAGTTTTTATTGCATTGTTGGCCTGTTCACCTGATGCATTTCCTTTTGCCTTTTTAATTACATCACCAACCTGTTCAGTTGATGCATTTTCAGTTACTTTAATCGTCATCTAACACACTCCATTCCCAAGCTACCTGTGGTAAGTTAAACTGCACTTCCATGACACCATGCCATATTGGTTTCATTTGTTCTTCAAATAATGCCATGCTTATTGTGCCTGTTATGGATGCTGCTCCAAATACTCGCTTTTTCCCTAAAGACATTTTAATTTTGTTCATTACATTTAAGGTATCACGCCAACCATGTTGCTCATCTTTGCTATATGTTCCAATTACTAACCTTAGTGTTGTCACATTTTCTTTATATTGTTCATCCTCTTCTCCTAGATAACGAACTATAACAAAAGGATAGTCATCTTGTTCAGTTTCTTCTCCCCTTTGAGAAGCGTTCTTTTTTGATGGTAAATAACCATCATAAACAGTTGGTGCTTTTTCTATAGTTTCATTTTTAGTAGGTAATCGCATTTCTTTTAATGTCTCATTCAGAAACTCCACAAGATTATCAATTAAAGTAATATTTAACATAACAATCACCCCCTTAACAATCGATCTATTTCATGCTCTAACCTGTTATTAAGGACTGTTTGTCCGCGATCAATAATATCTTCAATAAGTACATCTTTTGCCATCATTTGGGCTATGGAAGGACCGTATCTACCCTGTATAGGTAGGCGGCTTCTTCCTACACGAGTAAATACGTTTACATGTCCATTTCCTGACCTTGCAATAAAACCATTGTTAATTTTCTTTCGTGACCCCTGCCTTAAAACTCGTGCTGTTACCTGGTCACTCTTTGGTGATGTAGGTCTTACATCAAATTTCATAATAGGTGTTACTGGACCACTTGCTCGTATTTGAGCTGATAAACTGTTAGCAGTAGCTTTCCTAATTTTAATCCGTTTCTTAACATCCTCTGCCTTGACTATATAATGCCTACGAATTGTCACACTAGTACGTGTTTTCACAGCTGTAGCAGCACGATTAATGGCCCTCCACAGTATTACTTTTGCTTCTTGTGGTGTGTTCTCAAATAACTGTTCAATTCTTTCAATATTTTCAAGCCGAATTTGTATCATAAGGGAATCCCCCTAGCTTTCATTAGCTGATAAAACGATTTTAATAATACCACTGTCATCATGCGATTCTTCTACAAAGAAATACTGATTATCTAATGTCAGTTGGCTCCCAACCTTTGGTACATAAAAATCTATACTTTTCACAAAGATTGTTACGAAGTGTATATACACTTCTTGTGAAGCACTCAACTGATCATTACCATAACCCCTCATTCCTTCTAGGTTACTTCCATCAACTACAATGATCAGTGTTTCACCTTCTAATTCATGTTCTTCTCCCATTTCGTCAATATCAAAAAAAACATTAGAAATATCTGCTTCTAATGTATCTTTAAATTTCATTATTTCACTTCCTAATCTACTAATTGATCTAAGAAGTAATCTGTTTTGTTGTTTTCAATAATCAAAGCAATTAATGCTTTTTTAAGAATATTTGATTTGAATGTAAGTCCTTGATCAGTTGCACCATCTTTTAATTCATCAGTATTAAAATTAAGGTCTAATATGTCCTCTATTGGCTCATTTTCGCCACCAGGGGCGTTTAAATCTTCTGTGTGGTCTTTTACTACTTCCTTTTCTTCTTCGTCCTTAAAAGACCTCTGAATGGCATTTAAAAAAACCAAACGTTTGGCTGACTGTTCGTCAATGATGTTAGTACCAACAAATTCACCTTTTTCATACCGTTCACCATTATGACGTATGCGTTTCAACACTGTATAACCCTTCATGCTACCCCTCCTTATACTACTGTTGCAACTAGCCAAGAATTGATGTTATCTGGCTTTGGAACAGGTCTTGAAGTTAGACGAGTCATTGCTGAGTCATTGTTTACATCAGCCCAAAATTTCGGCACTCTGTCAGCTTCATAAGTAACAAAATTACCTGCTGTTTCCATCTGTGTTACTGCACCATAAATGAAATTACCAGAATTTGTATGACCTACTAAAATTTTATTAGTTGGTACAAACGGGTGCTCTTTTCCATCCTCGTCCAAATACCAATCATCATATGTGTATAATTCCAACCCTAAACCAGGAAGTTTACCAACAAACGTAATTGCATCACTTTGTAATGATGGTTGAATAACACCAAATGACATGTTCATTTTATCGAACAACTTTTGAATAATGTCATTATTTCGTAAAGCAGCGTAAGCATCTTTGCCTAAGATAACAATGTTTGGTGCAATACCGCCTTTTTGTAAGATTTCAATACGCATGTTTTCTAAATCGCTGTATGGATCTGCTGTTGGCTCTGACCATAAATCAGCTCCCGATAGATCCTCATACATATCAAAACCATAATCTATTTCTTGTTCTACGAAATTTTTAAGATTGTTATCAGAATAACCTTTTAAGATCACTTTACCTTCAAATAGAAGTTGTGCAACCATCCATTCCTCACGTCTATCAATCTGTGACCCTAAATCTTCTAAGTCCTTAGCTGTTAATTCTAATTGACGTTGTGCTGGTGACTTTTTCGAATAAACATCTTCACCTAGTCCCCTTTGTGTAATATCATCGATAGTCATAGGGCGCTGTGGCGCGATACGTGGAGCATTTATTTCTTGTGTAGTAAAGCCCTCGCGTGTATTGGTAATACCGCCTACTCTAGGTGCTACAAACGGAGCCATTTTCCGTTTTCCTTTACGATAGTCTAATTCCACTTTGTTAGTTAAAACTGTAATATCTTTTGAACGTGGGAAAAATGTGTCACGTAAAAATTGTGGTGTTTTCGGCATGTTTTCCACTGCAGGTAAAATTGTTTTAGTTGCATAAAGTTTAACCATATTAATTGCCCCCTTTAAAGTACTGCTTTTAAATAGATTCCGACTTTTTTCAAATCCAATTCATGAGCATCTGCACCTGTATCGCCATTAAAAATTAAAGCTTCACGATTGAAAGGCCCTGATACATATACTTCTGCTGATACTTTAGATCCTGGTGTATTGCCTGTGTCAATATCAGTTGCTAAAACAAATTCAGCTGTGGCAGTTGTTTCGCCACCTACAAAAATGACCTTTTGTTCTGCAGTTTTACCTAACACTGAACCACGCACTAAAAGACCTTGGCCACTTTCCACTTGAACAACTGCAACATTCACTGGAAATGATACATCAACAATTAAATTATCAAATTCGAGTTGACCTGTTGTATTTGTTAATTTCATTGACTTTTTCCTCCCCATAATGCATTTAATCCAGCAACAGCTTGCTCATCATCAGTTACAGCATCCGTTTCTGGAGCACCTGTACCTTTAATTTGATTTAATGTTTCTGCATCTACTTGTGCACCATTATAAAAATCTCGCCCTGCTTCTTTTTGTGCCATAACAATTTGCATAGCTAATTTTTCAGCAGAAACAGGATTATCATATTTTGCAGCTTGAACTAATTTGTTGTTGCCTGCTGGAGCCATATCTTCAATGCTTTTAATTCTAGAGTTCTCGGCTTTAACACCTTCTTCATATCCAATATTTTTTACTTGTTTAAATAAATCTGGATGTTCATTTTGTAACGTCTGTAAATCCATAACATCATTTCCTTTCTTATTTTCTGGCTTTGTTTGAGTGTTAATATGATTTATTGGCTCTGGAATTGCTTTGCTTTTAGCGATAGCTTCGCGGGCTCTATCAATGGCCTCTGGTGGTAATAAGACACCTAATTTATCATTGCTTGCATTAGCATTATTTGCTCCTTGGTTATCCTCAAATAATATCTCATCAACAAATCCCATTTCTTTAGCTTGTTGAGCATTCATCCAAGTTGTTTTATCCATTAAAGCTTGTAATTCACTTTCGGATTTTTTGGTTTTAACCATATACGCGTTTATTATGGCTTTGTCAGTGCTTTGTAAAAAATCACTTGTTGCATTCATATCCATATAATTTCCTCTTGCAGATGTTGAAGCATTATGAACCATCATTTGACCAAGAATAGATATTGCAACATGATCTGCTGCCATAGCAAGAAAGGATGCTGCGGATGCTGCTATTGATGGGATTTCAGCTTTCACAGTACCCTTGAAATTCTTCAAATCATAAAACATTTCTGATCCTGCCCATACTGACCCACCACCACTATTAATCACAACTGTTAATTCATTGTCATTCTGAGCTATAGCTTGGCCAATTGCATTTCTTACATCTGCAGGGCTTGTGGCTGCTATACCAAACCAGTCATAGACTTCTTTTAGATCATCACTAACAATAGTGCCTTTAATATCGACTCTCATTTTTCACCACCTCATTTCGCTTTCTTACATATATTCTTGTTTCATTTTTTAGATTTTCTGTGTTTCTTTCGTTTACACAGTTTAATGGGTTTTCCTAAAACTGCACTGTTCATGTGAATAGTCTTAGGTGCATCATTCACTACTCTTGCTAACAAGGCGATTGCTTCCAGTTCATCTGGCACAGCTAATGGACTTAATTCCTCTAATCTTTTAGTAACGTACCCTGCGATTGCATCATTCATAGCTTCTGTTTTACTTTGTTCTGGCATTATTCTTCTTCACCTCCTTCATCTGATTTATCAGATTGAATATTTATATTTACTGGTGTATTAAATCCAGCTTCATTTCTTAATTTTTCCTCTCTAACTCGAAGTTCATGATTTCGGAAGTAATCTGTAGAAGTTAATTCAGCTGCTTCTCTTGTCCGTGTACTTAATCCAGCTTCAATCCTTAAAATAGCTGCTTCAACTTCTTTCTTTGGATCTAACTGGCCTTGTGTTGGACCATTCCATTCAGCTCGACAATAAGCCTTTTTGACAATTGGATCATCAAAAAAACCAGGTGCATAAATGCGCCCAGTTGCAATACCTTCTGATAAAAATTCTTCATAGATAGGTTGACAAAAATTTGTAGCCATAAATTCACGTCTGCGCTTAAACATCTTCCACGCTTCAAGTAATGCACCCCTTGATGCTGAGTAGGAGGATGTAAAGTGTTTCATGAGCACTTCATAGGGTATTTCAAGAGCAACCCCTATTTGTCTGCAAATAGATGTTACAAAACCATCAAAAGCTGTATTAGGGCGACCAGGATTGGACTCATGAATTTTTTCACCTTCTCTTAAAAAGTTCACGGCTCCATTTCCCACTTCTATCGTAGAATCATCATCACTATCAATTTCATCCCCATAGTCTAATCCACCCTCTAATGCCCCACCATTTGGTACCTCACTTGTTACAAATATTGTGTACATACCACTTATGACAGCTGCCATTAACTCTGCATCCGAATAGCGAGAAAGTTGCTTTAATGATTCAATAATAGGAGCTAATACTGGCACACCTCTTCGTTGTTCTGGCCGTTCCATTTCAAGTAAATGTATGATATTTTGTCTACCAGTTTTTTTGCCATATTTCTCAACACGAGTCCATTTTGTATCAATTGATAGGACTGATTTTGGATGCTTATCTGCTATGTGATAAGCAATAATTTCGCCTTTTTCATCAATTTCTACACCATTTATCACTTTAGGGTCAATATAGTTTTCTATTCCTCCTGGATTTGAAATACGATCAGCTTCTAATAGTTGAATTGTTAATTGATATGGACTACCAATCCTTTTGTAATATGGTAATGTTGTAAAAACATCACCAGACATCAACATTGATAAAAATGCTAATTGTTGTAATTGGTAAAAATCGCACATTCTAGTGACATCACAATTTTTAGATTCTGACCATAGGAGAAATTCACGTTCAACATGTGTTTCCCATGCATCTGCTTCTTCAGGTGACATTTTGAGTAAGTCGCTATCAATCTGAGCATTCAATTTAAGTCCTGGTCCAACCACATTTGTTACAAGTGTTTTTAATGCCCCTGTTGCTATTGGAGCACCCATATTTAAGTCTCTAGAACGTTCACGTAGTTTTGGCACATTTCGTTCAATATCTTCTAATGCTGAACCAGCACTACTAAGCCAACCTGATAAACTTTTTTTCTTTGTACTAGCTCCATGATTACCATATCCTAACCCTGTACCTAACTCTGTTGTTACTTTGTTAAAGAGCTCCATTTTAGAACGTGTTTGCACTCTTTCAAACGCTTTTTTTGGACTAAAAACACCTACTAGACGATCTATCGCATTCATTTTCACGCTTTCACCTGCTTTCTACTTATAAATCACGTGGCATGAAACGCTTTGCACGTCTAACTTTTCCGTTGTTTTCTTTAATAGTTAATTCATTCACTTTGTTCTCCCAATAGTTAATTTGTTTTTGTATCTCACTTAGGTTTGCACGTGTAAGTGTACGAGATCCAATTGAGTAACTTTGGGCTGTAGAAACTGCTAAAGATGCATCAAGCCATGCTGTTAGATGTGTCTTTGCTTGTTCTAAAGTAATCATCTACTTCCCACCCGCCTTTTTCGCTTTTTTCTTCCAGCTTTTTTAGGATATTCAATTTCTAAATTTGGTTTTAAAATTTCTAATGCTGCTAGGTTATAAACACGCAAATCAAATGGTTCGTTTCTAGCTCGTACTTTTACCCACACCTGATATGGAACGCCTCTTTCATACCGTGTTTCAAGCCGTTCTGCAGTTAAACCATTGAAATACTGTTCTGTATATCCCATTCCTTTTGGGAAATGGCAATAGTTAGGGCCAAAATCTTTTATTTGCAAACTTTTCAACACTCGATTTTTCCCATCATTGACACCCAATGAAATTAACAGGTTTTTAACTACTTTCGTTCTGGTTGTCGCATTAATAAGTGGAATGTATTCACCTTTTCGAACTGAGGCACCTTTAATAGCATAAATTCTTCTGCTTTCTTTGGTTTTTGTGAACTTATATACTTCTTGTGTAAAGTGACCACCACTATCCATGCAAGTACCTGCGATACCAAATGCTCGTCCATCTCGTTTATTCCAGGTTCTTTCTAAATACTCGTCCAGCTCGTCCCATGGACCTTTTTGTTTTAAATCTCCACGTATAACATGGTATTCAATGCCCCACGATTCCTTTTCTTTACCCCATCCAATTACTTCAATTTCAAAGCGATCATCTTGAACGTCTACAGCTGCAGTTAAAATTTTTACACCATCAGGCACAGGTGCCTCATACTCTTCTTGTCTACTGACCAAAAGATTTTCATCTACTTCTTCCCCTTCTTCTTCCCATGTTTCACCTAAAGAAGTATTTATAAAAGTTTTTAAATCTTCGGGTCCATTTCTTCTGGCTTCTAAAAAGTCGTCTATTATTTCCGTCCAACGTTTCCAAGGTGATAACAATTCGTTTAAATGGAATCCACGCTTTTTAGCATCTGGTACTTCTGCAATCCATTGACCTTGTTGATTTTTCCATTCATATTCCTCATGTAAAGCACCACATTCTAGACATGCATGTAATGCTCCATCAAAAACGATTTGTTTCCAACTTAAAGGCTGCATATGGTCACATGATGGGCAAGGAAGGTGATACCGTTCTTTAGTACTCGATTCAAACTCTTTTTCAATACGAGATACACCTTTGACCGTAGGTGTAGAAACTTTTATTTTTTTTCGGTTATAGAAGTTGTTTGTACGTTTTTCTGCAAGTGATAATGGATCACCTTCACTTCCAGCTGATGCAGGGAATCGATCTATTTCATCTGCAAGTAATACACGGACTGATCGTGAGGCTAAACCTGCAGGAGCATTGGCTCCTTCTAATGCAATAAATCCTCCAGGAAACGATTTTTGAAGAATTGTATTATCTCCATCACGTGTCTTAGCATTACCCACTTTCTTTTTAAGGGTTGGACAAACTCTAAACATTGGTGCTAATCGTTCTTTTGAAAAGTTTTTTGCTGCTCTTTCACTTGGTTGAAGCATTAAAATTGGATAAGGGTCCATATCAATAAAGTAACCTAACCCATTTAATAAAATTTCAGATTTTCCAACTTGTGCAGACGACATGATAACAATGTCCTCATATTTCGGATCACTTATGGTATCCATGATTTCTTTTTGATAGGGAGCTCTACTAGTATCCCATTGACCTGGTTCTGCTGATGTTTCACTCGGTAAAACTCTGTATTTATCAGCCCATTCAGAAACCGTTAAATTATCAGGTGGAGATAAATTTTGTTTTATACAATTTTGAAACAACTTTAATGTATTTAAGTAATCTTTGGATTCATTCATCTGCATCAACTTCTTCTTCATCTACGAAAATATCGTCTGTACTTACCTCAAAAAACTTAGCTGGATCATATTCAGCAAGTTCTGACATAGCATCATAGATTGCGTTCTTTATCGTATCTCGAATTTCAGTCAAGTTTGTTTTTCCTGCAACCCTTGGAGCAATTTTAGAGGGAATAGAAATAAGTTTTCCACGGAAATTTCCAAGCATATCATTTAAGACCCTTTCAACATCTTCTGACCGATGTAATTCACCTTTAATGATTTTTACTTGAAGTTCCGTTTTTTCACGTCTTGCACGTGTCCATAAAGCATCTTCTTTTTGTTTGTCTAACTTGGTTTCATTTTTACTATCTAAGTACTCAATGTAGGCCTTAAACGATTTAGGCAAATCATACTGACCTCGACCTGATCTAACTACTGCATTTTCTTTCGCTAATTGCCTAATTCGAGCAGTTGTAACACCAAAGATTTTCGCAATTTCTTGGCTAGTAACTAACATTTCTGATTGCTTAGAATCCTTTTGTGTCAAGGCTTCACACCCCTTTACCCGATCTATATTTCCCAAAAATTCTAGTGCAAACGTAAATGGCCGTTTTCGTTTTGTAACTAGACCGTTTTTGGGGCTCGCTAGACCCGCATGCTTTCAATGTCCCAGGAGTACCTACGCAAATTGTTTCAATTGTTCGCACAATAACAACAATTCAATTCATCCTTAGAGCCCACTAGCATCAAGGCCTCTACAAGCACTCTATCTTGCTTGCTCTCTTCACTCTTATTGGGCAATCGCTTGACACTACCCCTTTGAGGGAAACATATCTTTAATAGTGTTGAATTAAAATAAAGGCTCTGGATGCTTGATAACTCTACATTCTTTTATTTATTTATATTTCAATTCACAATGTCCTGTAGTTATGTAGCACTCATTGTTATTGGAGATATATTAATTGAGGTTTTTGGCCATAAAAAAAGCACATCCTATTAGTAAAGGTGTGCCATCTTTTCATCTAAATCATCTTGTGCTGCGCCAATATAGAACAGTGTGGTGGTCTGTGAGTCATGATTGAATAGTTTCTGTAATGCACCTACATCTTTGTACTTCTGGTAGAATGTATAACCAAATGTTTTACGTAGGCTATGTGTTCCGAAAGGTTCAGTGTATCCTAAATCATGTGCTGCCTTTCGTAATATTTTGTAAGCTGTCGTCCGATCAATGGGTTTAGATTTGCCTGTTTTCGTTTTGTGTCTTGATACGAATAAATAATCTGTTCGCTTTTTATCCTCGCAATATTCCTTAAAAATTCTTTTAAGAACTGGCGTTATAATAATTCGTTTATACTTCCCTGTCTTTTTTTCCTGAATCATGAGGTGTGTACCTTCGACATCTTTAACCCTTAGTGTAAGTATGTCTGATATACGTAATCCTGTATGAATGCCTGTCATAAACATAACGTAATCTCGTTGGTTCTGATTTTCGAAATACCTTGTAAATTCCTCTAGCCATACTTTTTCGCGTATTGGTTCTACATACTTCATGGGATAAACCACCCTTCACTCTCAATCTTTTCTTTTATTCGTGAGATAGTACGAGAGATCGTGCCTTTATGTACTCCAAGAAGTTGTGCTATCTCTTCATGCGAATAACCATTGCTGGAAAGTTGTATTATTTCTTTTTGCCTGTCAGTAAGGTTTTGTGTTATTGAATCTAACAATTTTTCTTTACTTTCATTTGACATTAAGACCATATCAGTATCTTCATTTGCTGTTGACTCATAATAATCTACATCTGTTGTATCTTTTCTTCGTTGTATCCAGTAGGGCTCAAATGGTATTTCACGTTCATAAGCTGCTCTTCTCTCGATCCCTCTTGCTTTTGGGTGATGCCCTCTGTTCAAATAAGTGATACAAAAATTCAAATTGGACAGCCATTTTCTAAGAGTATTAATATCATTATCTATCAACATTACTGTCTCTCGTTCTTGAATGGTTAAACAGCTCAAACGAACCTGCACCCCACCTGGTTTAACAATTTCATCACGTTTTCTTTTTAAATTATCAAGAACAGTTTTTGTCTCTCTTCTGGTAGTTCTGTATTCCTTCAGCAATTCTTTCAAGCTGTTCCACCACCTTTTATTATTTTTTCCTACTATGCACATAAGTATGGTATACTTTATATGTATAGTTTGGCTGAGTAGTAGGTGACTGCTGCTCTTTTTTTATGCGTTTGTTTCATCCTCATACTCTTGCTTTAATTTTTCATCATCCAATTTTAAATAGTATTCATATGCACATTTTCCAAACGCCCCAAGATAGGCCAGCATTTCTTCTCTAGTTAAATTTTTATTCACTTTTTTAATCCCCTTTTATTTTTCTTTAACAATACTGTCTATCAAAAGTCTTGCACTCTTCTAAAATTTGATTAAATCGCTCTTCCTGTGCATCCATATCAATTTGGTCTAATAAATGAACCCTTTGCCTATGGGCATCTAATTGAAGTTTAGAAGGAATATAATCTCCCTGTACTGCCTTTAATACCTTTAAAACGGCCTCCATCTCATCTGCTGTAAGGTCGCTTTGTTTTTCCATTTTCCTCATTGCAATATGGACTTCTGTATAATTTACATTCACTTTCATATTCTTCATCCTTTCTTTAAAATATCCTCATATTGTTCAGCAACCCAATTCATGAATTAATTCCAACTGCACTTTGCTTAACCGTTTTTCAGCGATTTTTATATACTCTGGATTTAATTCAATACCGATAAAATTCCGGCCATGTTTTAATGCAACTAATCCTGTTGTACCAGAACCAAAAAAGGGATCCATTACAACGCCATCCAACGGACAGCCGGCCAATACACATGGTTCAATTAAATCCTCTGAAAATGTTGCGAAATGCGCCTCTTTTAATGGTTTAGTTGAAACTGTCCATACTGATCGTTTATTGCGTTTATCTCGAATTGCTCTAAAGGCCTCGTTTCCATACTTGCCATCAAACGAGCCTCTAGGTTTATCAGTGCGCCTTGCTTTTTGTGCTTGTCCGAATGCACCTTGTGAGCCTCTAACATCTAAAGTTCCGTATACAGCTGGTTCCTTTATTGCTTCATGATCGTAATAGTATTTAGGCTGCTTGCTTAATAGAAATATATATTCATGTGATTTAGTTGGCCGATCAGTTACACTTTCAGGCATCGGATTCGGCTTATTCCAAATAATATCCTGTCTTAAATACCATCCATCAGCTTGTAAAGCGAATGCTACACGCCAAGGTAGTCCAATTAAATCTTTTGGCTTTAATCCAATAGGAACATTGTTGATTTTTGTTTCGCTGCCTTTAGGGTTTGGAACATAGACATGTTTTTGTTTGTCCTTTTGAGCCCATGCACCTTTGCCACTGCCAGCATATGCATCACCAAGGTTCAACCAAACTGTTCCATCATCTTTCAGGATCCGTTTAATTTGCCGAAACACTTCTACAAGTGCTGAGACATATTCCTCTACTGAATTTTCAAGTCCTATTTGACCATCCACCCCATAATCACGTAGCCCCCAATAAGGAGGACTTGTGACCACAGTGTTTACAGTTTCATTAGGTAGTGTTTTAAGTACTTCAAGACAATGCCCTGGATAGATTTTATTTAACTCCATTTCGTCACCCCTTACTGCACATTTTCTTTCGATTATTCATTTACTCTCAATCGTTGTTCTTCTTTTTCGTCAAAGTTTTCAATTTTACTAAGAATGTGATGCCATTGCATGATTTCAGTTGCGTTTAAAATACGTGTGAGCTCACCATGTTGAATAATAGTCTTTTTGTTAGAACGAGTTAGTATCCTGTGTTTGTTTCTGTTAGCCATCCACATTCGCCTCATTTCCCCAAATTATCTATTTCATTTTGCCCTCAATATAATGGATATGGACTTCTGTAGTTGGAACCTTAGTGTTGACTAATCATTTTTTCATCTAAAGAATCAGTGTATTTATTAAGCTCTTCATAACTCATAACATCTAAATTGGCAGGTTCAATACCTAATACAAATTCTGTGATCACAACCCATTGTCGAGCCGTACCATTTGTTTTTGTTCCAGGAAACACATCACAAAGTGGTGTGTCTAGTTGCTCTTTTAAAATCCATGTGTCGTTTTTCATTTGGCTCACCCTTCAATTTTTCTATTTGGTGATAAAAGGATTAAATGTTATAATAATCTCGTTATAATTATTTGAATTGGTAGCTCACTATTGCCCTAGTGAGCTATTTTTATTTTGTCTCATGCAATACACCCATCTATTGTTAGAATCGTTTCAGTGCGACTAGTTAGCTTTTGTACTATTGTTTCTAACGGAATTTCTTTGTCATTTAAGGATCTGCTGAAAGCAATGGAAGCGTACTCCACTGGTACCTCTTTCATTTCGAGCAATTCATCAGCAGCAATTGGTGTTACTTCCTTAAATTTATTTGTATATATATCTTTTGCATTGCTTGGATTTTTAGCTTTCAATAATGCATAATAAGGCTCTATTACTTCAAAATAACGCATAACCTGTTCCTCCTTTAAGAGTAATAGAGCCGTATAAAACGGCTCTTTATTTGATTAACGTAATACGTGAATATTTTTAGCTGCGATTTCTTCTGCTAATTCTTTTTGGAAGAACTCCGAAATGTTTTCAATAGCTTCTAATTGCCATGAACCGCCGTCAGCTTCAAAAATAGCAACCTCACCTCTGTTGTTTAAACGTAAAATGTAATCAGATGGTGGCTGTGGTACTTCTGAGAACGAACGGAAAGGCTTTAACATCACTTTTGGTGGGATTGCCTCATTGCTTAAAGATGCTGCGCCTGCTTTTACTGTTACTGTTTGTGTTAATCCTGAATCTTTTACCTCAACAGAACCTTCGTCCACATGAATATGGCTAATGATGTCTAAAACTTTAATTTGATCTGGTGTTTCTACAAAATTCGCTTGCATCATGATTTGGAATCGTTCACGATCTACAAAACGGTCAAATGTGATTTGTGGAAGAATTGCTTCTGACTTTAAATAAGCACGACGGTTATTTGTATTATCCAAAGCATCGATTAATCTCAACTCTGTTGGTGACTCAATATGAATTAATAACTTGCTTCGACTATCAAAATTCGATTTAATATAATCAACAACACCTGTTAAGCTGTGGATTTCGATTGCATTTACAGATGGGCTGTCTGCGATTAAATGCAATTTTTCTGTACTGAAAGTTTGACCTTTGACTTCTACGGTTTCAGGTCGTTGTAATTCTAATAAGCGATTTAAAAATTCTTTTAACATTTAATTTTCCTCTTTTCTTTTATTGGAATTTGACTTTCTTTACTACATTGTCTTCTACTACTTGCACATCATCCTCTAGCACTAGACCTTCATCATTTCGTATCTTGCCATCATCCCCAAAGTACGTTTGACCTGGTGCACCACTTGCAAGTTCTCGCCCCACCACCTTTCCAGCTGAATCTGTACCTAGTAGCATTGTTGTAGCAACTCCTTTTGATGGAGCAAGTGTACATTTAGTATCTACATTTGTGGCAATAACCTCTCGATTATCGTCAGCTTTAAGCGTTAATGTAATTGTTACTTTACGAACTTTCGTAGCATCAGTGTTTGGATCAAATATGTTATCCATCACTTTTTGTAATTCCATGTTTGTTTTTTCAGCTAATGCGCCATTTGCAAAAGTTTCTAAATTGATTTTTGTTTGATTTTGATTAGACATTGGCTTGTCCTCCTTTTGGATTTGGTATAAACGTAATTTCGTATACATCGCCCTCTACATCGCGAGCTTTAATAACTGTTCGATCTTCGCTAAATTGCCAATCTGTAAATTCTGCACCTTGCAAGTGTCTTAAAAAACCTGAAATTTTATCGGCTT